GAAACGCCTCCTTGTATATCTTGGTGTTCTTTGTACTTGCATCAACAAAGTTAAGTTGACCGAACTTCTCAATCTCAAACACCGCAAGATGCAGAAGCCATCCTAATGTCATAGCACCTGTTCTCTTGTTTACAAACTTTAACGAGTTGTCGTATGCTTTAGGAGACTTGTTAAGTAACTTAACACTACTACTGCTCAAGGCGTTCTTACCTAAATACTCATAGTAGAACTCATCATTCTCCATTTGCTTTAAGATAGAATCTTTATCCCAAAACTTGCCATCTAATGTAACTATCTGATTACTCATCTTTCATAAATTGCAAAGGGTGGAAATCCATAAACACTTTGTTTAAAGCATCTGTTATAGCTGCTCTACGTTGTGTAGCCTTCTCACTATAATAGTGTTCATATTCAGCTTTCTTTTCTTCATACAGGCGTTCTAAACGCTCTCCGAGTTCTATCTGCTGTTGGTCTCTTTGCGCCTGATATTCCTCTTTCCACTTAATGTATTCTTCACTTGATTTTCCCATTATAATTGTTTTATTAGTAACTTAATTAACTTCTCTATTTTATTTAACGCCCAACGTAAAGGTGTGTCGAGTATATAGTGAATAATCATTAGTACACCTTCAAGCACCCAGAACATGAGCACAAGATGTATTATGAATACTAACTTCAGTAAGGATAGTGGGGATAAAATGAATTTAAGTAATTTGTCCATTCGTTTATTATTTGAAGCAAATATACAAACTATATTTTAATTAACAAAATATAAACAAAAAAAGAGGCTGCCGAAGCAACCCCTTAATTATTTAATTTTAAAAATACTAATATGAAAAAAGATGCGTTATGTCAACATCTATGCAAATATAACACTATTTTTTATATATGCAACTATTTTTTTGGATTAAATTGTTCTTTAAATATCTTGTAGCATACAGCAAGTCGCTGGTCTCCATCCTTAAACTCTTGTATCATCTTGGCATTACCTACGCATCTGATTATGAAGTCTTTTTGATTCTCGTATTTCTTTGGTCTTATTAGTGGCATATTATAGTAATATATATATTTTAAATTGTTTTATCTGTTAAATTTGTTATGTATTTTTTGTAGCTTCTGCTTTACAGGTTTGAAACAACTGCTACAACTTGTGGGTTGCAGTTTATCATTGAAGATACGATTATAAACAGAATAAACCTCTTTAACCATACTACCGCTAATTGTGTTTCTTGACTTCTCAAAAAGCCATTCAATGATGTCCAGTTCTTCATCTGTTGGTGCATTGTATTTTCCATAAGGGAATAAATCGTTTAGTAATTCCTGTCTCTTATCGCAACCGCAATCCTCTCCTAAAACTGCTTTAGCTAATTTATCTACGCCAGTCTTACGAAACACTTTCTCTACGGTGTCTCCAAGTCCAGTTGACTTAATCTCTTGCGAACTCTTTTCTGATTGCTTCTTTGGCATTTTTTAGTGTGTTAAATATACTGCTTAAACTTATCTTGGTTTCTTTTGCAATGTGCCTCATAGACATACCTTTATGATAGTACAGATTAAAGATACCCCTGTCATACCAGTACCAATCCTCAACCAAGTTCTCAACTCTTTCAAATACTGCTTCCGCTTCTTTTTTTTCTTCGATATAATCCAAGCTATTCTCATACATTCCTTTAAAATTATCATCCGTAATCGAATCTGTTGAATGTACGATAGGATTCTTCTTGCGACTTGTGTGAATGTTTGCATAATATAAGTTTCTTAACGTAATGTAAATATAAAAGGTGTTGACTTCTGTATCATTGTACATAATTTTTTGAGGGTCTTTAACATAGTCAAATATCCTAATAAACATCTCTTGCACAAGTTCTTTCGCTTGTTCTTTGGATATCTTAAAAGAATACGCCATGTTGAACCAATCATCATATTTATTTGCGAGTTTTTGTAGCAACTCCTCTTTCGTCAACATAATCAATTACGTTTAAAATTTGCTCAAGTGAATTACAAACAGCATAATTACCTTGCCACTTCTCTTGAAATTCTACTTCGTCTGGTGTTAATTTCTGTTGACTCTTTGTTTTGTTTCCGTCTTTTAATTCAATCATAAAGTTATCGTTTCGATATCCTAATATCAAATCAGGCGCACCCTTACCAAGTTGGTGTGTATGCAGTACAGATATATCTAACTTTCTTAACTGTTTCACTACTTCTTTTTGATTAGCATCTACTCTTGCTTTTTTCCGCATCTTTGAACATCTATATCATTAAAGGGACTATACCCTTCAAAGTAATATCTCTGTTCTTTTATGTTAAATTCGATATTATCAACCTCTTGTGGAATACCTACTAACTTTTGTTTCTTAATCTTTTGTGAGCCAAATATAACACTTGTATTCGAGAAATCCAAAGCACGATAAGGTCTCCATACAAACATCACATTATCAGCTTTGTCTGAAAACGTACCTCCACCCTTAATACGATTCACATCAGGTTTGTAATATCTACCGCCTTCATCTTTTTGTGGTGTTACTTGGTGTGCAACTAAATTTACAGATATTTTATTATCAACTGCAAATCGTTTTAACTCACTCATAAATCTACTAATGTACAAATCCTCTCGTTCTCCTCTACCCATTTTATGTTGTACTGTATTGTACGGGTCAATGATTAAAGAACGAATACCTTTTGTCTTAACAAGAAACTTTGCACGTTCAAATATGCTGTCCAAGTTAAAATTCTTTTTAGGATATATTAAGAAGAAATGTCTCTTAACAAATTTAATTGCTTCAAGATATTCATCTTTTGTCATCTGATTATTTTTGTAGTATGGGTCAGAACTTTTACCAATATACATCTCAACCAAGTCATTGAAAAAGTCTTTCATCGGCATATTTTCAGGACTAAATACGCCAAACTTCCAGCCATCATGATATGCTTTAATAGTAGAAAGCTGATTCAAGAATAATGATTTACCTTCATTTTGATACCCTGTCCAGATATTAACTTCTCCACTACGCCAAGTCCAAGCATTATCTACCTGTGGAATGTAAGTTGTAGTACCTCTTTCTTGACCATTCTCAAAACCATCAAGCATTGATTCAATTACATCATCAACTTCAAATACACCCTCTACTTTAGGCGTTAAAGCGTTTTTAAGGCGGTTTCGTAGACTTTCTGTGCCTTCGGCTACCAAGACCTCATTTGCATCCTTAAAAGGTCTTAAATCGACTATTCTGCACTTTTCAGCACCAAAACGTCTAATGAGTTCTTGTTGCAAGTTGCGACCATTATCGTCATTATCTGTTGCAATATAAATAGCTGACGCCTCATCGAAAATATCATAGCAAGTAGTAAGACACTCAAGTTTCTTGTCAATAGATTTATCTCCTACGTTAGGCGCACCCATATTAACAGAAGTGTGCCATTTAACACCTGCTACCTCCCAACTTAATGAATCAATCTCTCCTTCACATATTACAATCTTCTCTTTACCTTTTACACCATCGTAATTGTATATGATTGGCTTGGCGTCTTTAGCTTGTGCAAAGAATTTACCATCGACACCACGCCTCTTATAGTTAATAAATTCGCCATTCTTAATATAAGGAAAATATACATCTCTGTCATTATTTGACGATAATATTTTGTTTCTACCTATAACATCATCAGTTATGCCTCTATCATTAAGAAACTTACGACCCTTTTTGGTCAAGTCTTTCATATTACTCTTATTGGGTCTTGTGTATTCTCTCATTATCTCAAACTTCTTTACTGTTCCTTTCCAACTACACTTGTGGCAATTATAAATGCCTCTTTCGGTGTTTATTGACAAACAAGTGTCTTTCCAATGCTCTTTACCTAACTTCTTGCAATTAGGACACCGCACCTTTTGTTCACCACTAATATTCTTAACTTCAACGCCAATGTTAATAAATTCCTGTAAATACATTTTGTTGTTTCATTTTTATTTTGTTTTTTTTACAATTATATAACATGTTACGTATTATAACATGTATCGTATATAACATGAGTATTAATGATTTATAAGATGATACATATTAAGGTAATAAATATTATGAATCATATCGTAACATGTTACGAAAGGAATTGAGGATTGATGTAAATTCTACGTTGTTTACCATCAAAACCTAAACTCTTTGTCTCACGTCTAATACAGGCGTTCTGCTCAAGTCTATTTAAAATTCTATATAAAGTCCTGTCCTTTAGCGTTAAAGTCTCGCAAATGTGCTTATTTGAAGCGAAACAGTACCCTTTGTCTTTAGACAATGACTTGATATAAGAAAATACAGCTTTTTCTGTAAATGAAAGTTTACCTAAACCTTGCATATCTACTTTTATATAATTAGTTTTCATAGCAAAAAAAAAAGGGGTCTTTCGACCCCTCTCATATTTAGAAAGCAAAGTCATCGTCTGCGACTTTAACTGGCTCTGCCTTTGATTGGTTATTGTTGTTCGAGGTTGGTTGCCACTCATCAATGTAAACACTATGAGTTTTACCGTACTGGTCTGCTTCACGCTTCTTTGAAACGCCTAAACGTAAATAACGCTCTCCGTTATACTCACTCCAAAATTCTTTAACTTTGGATTCTGCGATAGAGATATTTACAATCTCCATTCCGTTGGGTGCTTGTCTACCCGTTCCTACATACTTCTTATCTGACATAATTTACTTATTTAATAATTGTTCTACTTTTTTACTTACTTTATATTTCTTGCGAATATCCGCTATGGTAACTCCCTTCTTAAACGCTTTCTTGGCGTTTTCAAACTTTACACCATTATCAGGAAGCCAATCTTTATTGTCATCCTCTTTAGGTTCAATGTTCTTCTTGGTGTTATCAAGAGTGTCATTGTCCTTTGTATCATCTATTAGAAATAAACCATTCAAGGCGTATTTACGTGCATAAGATGATGAAGTTCCAAATGATTGCGCTATATCCATACCCTTTTTATTAGGTTCGATACCAGCTTGTGCTTTCACTTCTACTACACCATCCATATTCTTAAATTGAGCAGTTGCTTCAACATAAGATATTCCATTGTCCATCTCTACCACTTTATCCGATAAATTAAGAACAACATTGTGTTCTACAAGTAGAGGTTTTAATCCCTCTAATATATCCTCACAACTTCTGTATTTGTATTTACCAAAACCATTAAATTGATTTTTAGGTGCTTTCAGTCTCCCCTGAATGTCAACCAGTTTTTCATAAATATTCATAGGGCAAATATATAAATTCCAACTGACACTACAAAATAATATCGAAATTATTGAAGTTTTCTTTGTATTCGCCACTTAAATTTAAGCTGTATGTTCTTTGACCTATGTTTTTTAAAACAAAGAAGCCATCAAGTTTTTCATGCCATACAGCAAAGTAGTCAACATCCTCATGTCTATAATGACTTGCATTAGATGGCTTTAGAAGCAACCTTCTGTGTTCAGATATATATTTAATTTGAATCTTAAATACACCTCCATCCTTCTCTAATATACAATCATAAGGGGAAGAATCTAAAAGTGGCATAGACACGTTAAATCCATTTTCAATAGCTATTGTAGCGAACTTGTATTCTGCAAAGCAGCCTTTTTGATTTGCGTTCATTCAACTAATATACAAAAAAGTGGCAACCTAAAAAGATTACCACTTCATGAAACAAAATAAAACAAATGAAAAACAGGGATAATCCTGACACGAAACAAATATACCCTATTAAATTCATAAAAGGGTATTGAATTTATAGAAGTTATTAACGACCTTGCCCTCTATATTTTTTCTTATAACCTTTTTGACCTACTGAAGCATTTTTTGAATGTACGTTTGGTCGCTTGGTTTTAGCGTTTGGCGTAAAGTTACTTATTATCTTCTTTGCCATTCTTTTTGCTTTTTTCCCAAGTTCTTCCAACAAAATACGCACCATAGACCGTAATGAGTAATGTTTGAAAAATAGGGATATATTCTTTCTGTATTCTGAACTCTCCAATGTTTCCATCGGTAAATGCCAGTGAGGTAAACATAACTGTAAGAAAGACCAAAGTAAGCGGTCTAATATTCTTTGACAACCAGCTATCACTCTGCATATCAAACTTCCAGCGTTCTGTAACTTGTTGTTGCGCATCTTTATCAGCTTCTTCTAATAGTTCTTGTATCTTTTGCTTGGCTTGTAGGCGTTCTTCTTCAGTAGTTGTTAGTTTATCTATAACACCACCTATATCTTTTATTAAACCGCCTGTAATTAGTTTTAGTAGCTTTTTCATTAGTAAGTCCAAATTACGTTTTTATCTTTGTCTGGGTCAATATCTATGTGTATAAAATTATCAGCAATACCAATTCGATTTATACCAACTTCAAACAAGGCGTTTAACAACTTAAAACGCATCCTTGAGTGGCGTACAGCTATATCTACTGCTAACCCGTTTAGATGGCTACTTTGCTCTTTACCACCAACAGCTTCATTATGAGCAGATGTCCTGAAACCAGAAGTGATAATTATAGATTCCCCTACAATCCCTCTTACTTCATCTAACATCTCAAGCAATGTCTTATCCATTAATTGACCGCTACCTTGTACGTCAGGACTATCAAACTCGCTGTAATTAAAGTACCTCACTTTTTCTTTTTAATTTCATACCACTTCTGAATTGTATATCCAATCGAAACCACAAGCAGTAATATTTTAAGACCATCCTCTACAATGTTAAAAGTGCTTACGGTCATTGCCGATATGTTAAGTATATATACTCTCAAAGTAGTTAAGTCCATAATTAACTTTTAAAAGACCACCCTGCAAAAGTGTGGACACCGTTACCTTCTACGTCTATTTCTTTAGAAATCCACCCGTATGGATAGTCAATTTCCTCGTTGCCTTCTTCATCAGTTTCAGTAATCTCTGATGCTTTCCATAGAACATCAACAGAGTACATATCTGCAAGTACAGGCGCAGTAAGTTCGTTACCTTCCTCATCGTATGTACCCTCTACTTGTACTACGTTGCCTAACTTAACAACAGTGTGGCTGTGTGATGGGTGTTCGTTCCCGTCCTCGTCTTCTTGGTGTGGTAGAGCAGCTATTCTTGTTTCTGCTAACTCTTGAGTTTCAAACTCGTACTTCTTAAATATATATTTCATTGTGTTAAATTAACTTGTTAATGCTGTTAGTTCTGTTGGTGTTAATGCGGTGTTGTAAATTTTACAATCCTTTATCTTTCCGTAAAAAATGTTATTTGATAAATTGTGGTTACCAAAGCTAATTTTACTTAAATTATCTCCTAAAACATTGTTAATTGTACGAGAATTTACTTGCGTACCGTTTACATATATGTAACCG